ATGGCTAACAAAGCGAAACATGCAGCACGTTACGCGGCTTTCCTGGCCCGCGTTGAAAAACACCAGGAAATGCGCCAGGGCATGACGTTCGGCGCGGACGGTAAGCGCACCTACGGCGGCCCGGAGAAAGTGGACTGCCTAAACAGTGCAACCGCCGTGTACGTGAAGCCCCGCCGCGTAACTCATTTGCCGATTTAACTAACACAAACAGAACCGCCGCACATCGAGGACAGACCATGACCACGCGCCTTATCATCCGCACTGCCGACACCTCCCGCGCAAACTGGAAAGCGCTGCACTGCGCCCTGCGTGGTCAGGGTTTGGAACTCCACCGCTACCACGCGGCCCTGTTGGACGGCGGAATGACTATCGTTGCGGACGCCTACCACCCGGACGGCGGAGAGGAACCGCGTGCGTATGAGGCCCTCGCGGCTACGTCCGCCTCTCTGTATGTGATGCACTGATCCGGGTACAAAAAGTACTACGGTAACGTGTAACTAGTTGGGGCCGAGACTAGGAAGAACGAGCCTACCCTCCCCGAATCTAGGCGTGAGCCTAGTAAGCACTACCCGCCTACGGCGTGTCCTCGGATGCGTTGCAGCGGGTGTTTTCTTTGGTTTACCCACCACCTTCTTACCAAGGAGCATTTATGAGAAAGGGAAACATTCCTGAAAAGCCGTACGAGGGAGAGCGCACTATCTCTGCCAAAGTTACCCCGGAATTTCAGGCACGTCTGCGCGACCTCGCCGTTAAGAAAGACACGAGCGTTAGCATGATTATCAAAACCGCCGTTTTTAACTACATGGCAGGCGCGCAAGTTGGCCGATAATCGTACTACCGTCAAAGTGACCGCCGATGCCTCAGGGTACACGGCAGAACTAGACCGCGCCCGGAAATCCGCGCAAGCTTTCCAACAAACGCAAGACCAAACCGCGCAGCGCATTAAGGTTGCTCAAGACGCAATTGCAGAAGCGGCCACAAACGGCTCCGCCGCCTCGGCCCGTGCAATTAACTCTTTTGTTAGTCAGTTGCAACGCACGGCGGCTACGGCGGGCCAAACACAGGCCCAAATCCTCCAACTCCGGGCCGCGCAACTAGGCGTTACGGACTCGGTATCGGGATACATTAACGCTATCCAGCAAGCCAGCGAGCACACGCACCAATTCAACCTCAACACTACCGCCTCTCGGCGGGAGTTGGTTGTCTTGGCTCACGAGGCCTCGCAAGGTAGTTGGACGCGGTTCGGCGGGTCTCTCATGGTCTTGGCGGAGACTATGGACCTTATGCGGCTAGTCATGTCGCCGCTTGGCGCATCCCTGCTCGCGGCAGGCGGAGCCGCGTACCTGTTCGCGGAGAAAATCCACGAGGGCGCAAAACAGGCCGAGGCGTTCAATAAGGCTATCGCGGCTACGGGTGGGTACCTCGGGTTGTCTACCGAGCAACTCATGGCTATGTCTAATGGCCTCGGCAGGACGTACGCAGACCTCACGCAGTCTCGGGAGGCTCTTGCGCAGGTAGCGGCTACGGGTGCATTTACTGCGGATAACCTCCAACTTGCCACACAAGCGGCTCTCGCTATGTCGTCCGATATTGGTATCGGTACGGATAAGGCGGCTGAGTCCCTCGCAAAGATTCAAGACGGCGTTATTAAGTGGCTTGAGGAGTATCAGAAATCCCACCACACTTTCAACGCCGCGCAGATTGAGGAGATTGAGGGCTTTGTTAAGCTCGGGGACACCGCAGGCGCTACGGGCGTAATCATGCGCGGCCTCGTGGGCGCTCATGCCGATATTCAGGCGGACGCGGATAAGCACATGGGCGCGGTGCAAAAGTGGTGGACCGATTGGGCCAACATCATTGCGCGCGTCAAGAACGCGATTGCGGGTATCGGAGTTCCGGACGGTATTACTAAGCAGGTCGGAGACCAACTCGCCACGGTGGAGGCCGTGCAGCGTAGCATCAATGACCAACGACGCATGGGTAACCTCGCGGCGGCCCGCGCTGCCGAGGCGCAACTCTCCGTGGAGAAACAGAAGCTTGACGTGCTCCGCAATCAGCAAGCCGAGGAGTTCAAGGCCCAACGTGCGCGGGAGGCGGCGGCCAAGGGGGGCGATTCCAAGGTTGCTGTGTCGTCGTACCTTATGTCCGACAAGTACGCTAGTCCCGGCCAGAAGCATACCAACGAGCTTACCGCAGAAAACGAGGCTTTCGCCAAGGCTACCAAGGGCCTAGAAAAGAACAGCGCGGACTACCAATCAGCCCTCAAGCGGCACTACGACAACGTAGCAAAGATTGACGAGGATTACGCAAAGTCTACCCGCAAGCACGGCAACGCGAATAACGCTATCAATAGCGCGCTTGCGGACGAGAAAAACCGCATGTCCTCTATCGAGTCTGCGCGCCGTGAGGCGTTATCGCAGGCCAAGAATGATTTTGATACCGGGCGGCTCCAGTATCAGGACTATTACGGCAAAGTGCGCGATATCAACGTCAAGGCGTACGACGAGGAAATTGCAATCCAGCAAAAGCGCGTGCAGCTTGCGGCAGGAAAAACCGAGCTTGCCGCCCGCCAATCGGCTTTGGGCGAGTTGCAAAAGCTCCAGGCCGAGCGCCTCAAGGCCGAGAACGACTACACCCGCGCCATTGCCGAGCAGTTTAAGAAACGGCAGGAGCAGGTAGAGAAATACCGGACGCAGCAAGCGGCGGCGGTGCAGCGTGTCTCCTCTGCATACGAGGCGCAGGACGCAACGCGGTTTATGACCACGGACCAAGCGGCGGCATTTGACGCGGCCTTGAGGCTCCGCGAGTCTTTCTATCAGGCCAGGGCGGGTCTCAAGGAGGAGTATGACTCCGGACGCTCCGACCAACAGACGTTTAATGAGAAGTTGGCGATTGCCTCGGACGGTTATAACCAACAGCTTGCGCTACTGCGGGACCACTTGGCTAAGGAGCAAGCCCTCCGGGAGAGCTTCAGCGCGCAAATGGGCCTCCAGATTGTCCAACTTAGCGGCAACGGCAAGACGGCAGCGCAGGTTATGGCCGAGGGTTTCGGGTCCGTGTGGTCTACGGCTAGCTCTCAACTTGACGACTTTGTTACCAAGGGCAAATTTAGCTTTTCCTCCTTCACCTCCTCGGTGCTTGCGGACATGGCGAAAATTGCGCTCCATATGGCCGAAATGCAGGCGTTCCGCGCTATCGGTTCGTCTATGGGCTTGTCCCTCCCAGGCTTTGCTACGGGCGGCCACATTACCGGAGCGGGTACGGGTACTAGCGACTCGATACCGGCCATGCTCTCTAACGGGGAGTTTGTGGTTAATGCCGCGAGCACGCGTAAGTATCGCTCGTTGCTGGAGTCGATTAACTCGGGTCAAACGCAACACTTCGCTACTGGCGGCGCTGTGGGGAATGCCCCCGCAGGCGGCGGAGGCTCCGTAACTAACCTCACGCTCAACCTCTCGGGCAACGGTGGTGGTTTGACGCAGGAGGACCTTGTGGCCCTCGCCCCGGCAATCCAAAACCTGATCGACAAGCGAATGGCACAACAGATGCGCTCGCAGGGCGGTTATGCGTATCAGATTAGGCACGGCCAGATATGAGCGCCGGACTAATCATATGGGATGCCTCGGGGAACATCGTACTCGATGCTACTCACCGCGTATGCCGGTTCTACGATTCGCGGGTCCTTTCCAACGGTGCTAACGGTAGCGTGACCGATGCAGGACTCAAACAGGGTTGCTTTATCAGTTTCCAACCCGACCGGTATATCGGTTACCTGTCGGGAGGGACGATCCACCCGCAATTCGCGTTTGACGCCAATACCGGCACGCTCAGTTGGTCGTATGCGGCCAAGAACTCGGCGCAGTACGACGAGTATGTGGGCGGCATCCTCTTTTATGGAGCTTACTAGTTGATTAAAAAGGATTTTGTAACGCCCTCCACGGGCGCGGTCGCGGCGGTGCACGTGGTTACTCAGGTGCAGATTGATTACGCCGGTTCCAATCTCACTACTGCTACCGTTTCGTCTTTCCTCTCAGACGAGGCGTACGCGGCGGGCAAATGGGCGTTGTACACGCAGGCAATCCCGATTGAGGGCCTACCCGCTGCGGCGCAAGACCCGAGAAACTACGCCGAGGATAAGCTCGTTGAGGCCATGCCGGACGGCCAAGTTACCGCCTACGCAAATCGATACGCGTTCGCAGGCGGGGAAATCGTAGCGACCCCGGCCTAACGGCCTTACCTGTAGGCGGCCCGCCGACTGATCCAATGGGCTAGTCGATGAAACTTCCGGATCGTTACCCTTAGATTCAATTAGGAGTACATGGAAAACAAAGCATTCTCGGCCATCACGATTAAGGCCGTCCACGAGGAACGCCGCGAGATTAGCGGCATGGCAAGCACCCCGGCCTCTGATCGGGTTAATGACATCGTTGAGCCTCTCGGCCTGTCGTTCGCTAAGGAGGTCCCTCTCCTGTTGGACCATAAGCACGATCAACCCGTAGGTACCGTTCAATTCGGCGCACCCACCGCAAAGGGCCTCCCATTCACGGCAACTATCGCAAAAGTAGCCGAGGCGGGAGAGGTTAAGACGCGTACCGATACCGCATGGCACAGCGTTAAGGCGGGCCTTATCAAGGGCGTGTCCATTGGCTTTATGCCGCGTGAGTCCAAGGCTCTGACCAACGGCGGCACGCGCTACACCCGGGCAGCTATCCACGAGCTTTCCCTCGTCGCTATCCCGGCCAACCCCGAGGCGGTTATTACGGCGTTCAAATCCTTGGGCGTTACCGCCGCACCGGCAGTAATCCCCACGCCGACCCCGGCCCCCATCGCAGCACCTACCAACCTCCATAAGGAAGTCCCGAGCATGAGCAAGCAAGCACCCGTCCGTAGCGCACTCCAGCAACAAATCGTCAAGGCCGTTACCTCGGCGTGGCCCGCAGGCGCGGTTATGAAAGACGCGGTAGCCCCGGCAACGACCGCCAATAGCCCCGCGCTGTACTACCCGACCCACGCGGCGGGGGTGCTCCTGCCTCCGGTTACTCCGGGCCTGATTACGGCACTGTCGCAGGGCGGCGCGGCAAACCTCCCGCCGAATACCCGCCTGTTGACGCAAGCAGCTCTCCTGTCGGCGGTGGAGGTCCCGCAGGGCGGTTTCGTCCCCGCAGCGGCCCCCGATATTGAATTCACGCTCACGACCACCGCGCGTAAGTTCGCGCTGATCGTTGCCTTTACGGGCGAAATGCTTGCCGTAGGCAGCTTTGATAATTCGGTCTCGGCGTACGTTGAGCAGCAACTTACAGACGCGGCCAATAACGCTACGGACGCGTTCCTCATTGGCCTGATGGACGCAGGAGGCACGGCAGCAACGAGCGTTGCGGCGGCAATCTCGGCATTCGCAGGGGACCTCCGCTCGGCTATCTGGATTGGCAACCCGGTAACGCTCACGAACTTGCAGGACGCAGCTAACCCGAACATCGGCCCGAACGGCGGCATGTTTAAGAATATCCCAGCCCTCCCGAGCATGGCGGCGGAGGACGGAAAGCTCTACCTGTTGGACCGCAAGCGCGTTGCCGTGCATGACGGCGAGACGTTCATTGAGGAATCGACCGAGGCCAGCATCGTTATGGACTCGGCCCCGAACGCAACGATGGCGTCGGTTAGCTTGTTCCAGAAGAATATGCGTGCTCTCAAAATCACGCGCTATGCGGACGCCAAGCTCCTGTCGGCACCGCAGGTAATCACCCTCTCGTAATAGGCGGCCCTCCGGGGCCGTTGCTCTTTTCAAGGATAGGACATATGGGACTTTTCAAACCACGAGCACCTAAGGCACCGCCCGAGGGTGCACGCATCCAATTTCACTTCGCCAGCGACAGGCAGGTATCGGCCGCTGCGGCCTCTCCCGTCCAGTTGGACGAGGCGATTAAACGAGTTCAGGCCGAGCTTGCAAGCCTCCGGGCCACGGTTGCAGCGGCAAGCGCGCGGAGCGCGAAATCGATTGAGGCGGATATTGAGCGCCGCAAGCCGGAGTCTGCGGCTTTGTCGGCAGCGCTGGACAAAAAGCGCGCGCAGTGCATGGCCGGGTTGATCGAAATTTCCGAGGTTGAACAACTCGCACGGGAACGCGAAGCAAAAGCCGTGGTATGGCGGGCGCAACAGGCCGAGCTACAGAGGCGCAACGCGGCGGACGCGGCGCAGGCCGAGATTGACCGCATTTTGCAGGAGATTGCATGACCAAGAGCGTAACCGAACTCCAGGCCGAGCTTGAGCAAGTGCGCGAGCTATTCCTCGCGGCAGTAGCAACCCGAGCAGACGGCAGCACGTACGCCCGCCGTTACGAAGAAATCCAACGTGAGCTTACCGCTCGCGGCCACTCCCCTAACTAAACAAGGAATCAACATGACCAAGCTCGCATCCCCTATCGCAGCGCAATCCGGCGTTCTCCTCGAATCGTACGGCCCTAACGCGGTCGTTCTGGATAAGAGCCTCGCAATCACGCGTGAGCAGTTCGTGGACGGCGTGGACTTCACGGTCACGCTACCGAATGGTAGTACCGAGACGGTCCGCATTGAATCGGCTCCGACCTCCGCCGTTGATGGTGCAACCGTTGTATCGATTGTCAGCGTTGCTCCTGGCTTTAGCTGTGCCCCGCATCCGGGCGCGGCGTGGTCTGTCGTTAGCGCGGACTGAGCTACTAATCAAACCCCACGGGCGGCGTAGTCCGCCCTAACTCACTCAGGAATACTAAGATGGAATTCGAATTCGTTTTGGACGCAGGCATGTCTCAGGAAGAACTTAGCACCTTTGTAGCCGCTGCCGAGGCCCGGATTACCCAATATCACCAAGGTATCGCACGAGCGTCGATTCTGCGGGATACGGCCAAGCTCCGCCTCTTGCAACGCCAGATTGACGAGTGTGACGAATGAGTGCCCCGGCGGTCGGTCAAATTCCCCCATGTATGGTCACTTCAAAATCCCCCAGTTAGCGACCGCCGGCTGAGCGGTCCTTAGCGGTGCTGCAGGACATTTATTGTCGTCTCCTTCAGAGAAGAAGGAGACCAGGGAGTGAATGTCTTGAAGCAGCATCTGCAAAGCGCGATATTCACGCTGCTTGAGCGCGGCGTGAGCCAGCACAGGATCCACGAGCTCACGGGTATCGATCGCAAGACGATTCGCCGCTATCAAACGCTGTATGAGGCGCGGCGGGCGGATGGCGCAAAATCCTCCACCGCCGCGACCACCGGCTCCGACGATCCGGTGGTCGCGCAGACTCCCCCGCCGCAAAATCCTCCACTTCCGCGACCGCCGACTGCAGGCGGAGTGCCGATCAGTTCCTTCAACTTCGCCCGTTCGGCCAGTGAGCCCCACCGGGAATGGATCGAACAGCAGGTGCGTTTGAAGCGCAACGCCCAGGCGATCTACCAGGACCTCGTTGACCAGTATGGCTTTACAGCCAGTTACGAGAGCGTCAAACGTTTCGTCCGAGCGCTGCGGCACGTCGATCCGGAACAGTTCGACCGTCTCGAGTTCACCGCCGGTGAAGAGGCCCAAGTGGATTACGGCGAAGGCGCGCCGACCCGCGATCCGAAGACGGGCCGCTATCGCCGGCCACGCCTGTTCGTCATGACGTTGAGGTATTCGCGGCGCAGCTTCCGGCGCGTAGTCTGGAAGTCCAGCAAACAGGTCTGGGCACAGCTTCACGAAGAAGCCTTCCGGTATTTCGGTGGCAGCGTGAGCTACGTCGTCCTCGATAATTTACGGGAGGGCGTGATCACGCCCGACCTGTATGAGCCAGAGATCAACCGCCTTTACGCCGCGATGCTCGAACATTACGGCGTCGTCGCCGACCCGGCCCGCGTACGCGATCCAAATCGCAAGGGTTCTGTTGAAAACGCCATCCAGCATACGCAGAATACCGCGCTCACCGGCCGGCGCTTCGAGTCGCTGGAGGCCCAGAATGAATTCCTAATGCACTGGGAAGAGAACTGGGCCGCCAAACGCATCCATGGTCGTGCACGGCGACAGGTTGAAGCGATGTTCCAGGAGGAGAAGCCGCACCTGAAGCCATTGCCGACCACGGCATTCCGCTACTTTACTGAGGTCGTGCGCACCGTCTGGGACGACACCACGGTGAGCATTGATCGGAGCAACTATGCGGCGCGGCCCGCGCCCATTGGAAGTCTCGTGTGCGTACGCATCTACGACACCACGATCGAGATCCGTGATCGCCGCTCGCAGGAACTGCTGCGCACCCATCCACGCCACACTCAGCCCGGTTCCCTCGAACTGCCCGAGAGCGAGCGCCCGTTCAATCCATCGCGCCAGACCAGTCTCGCGCTGGCCAGCGCCACCGACATCGGTCCACGAACGAAGGCGCTGTGCCAGCACCTGTTCGACGCCGAAGGTCGCGTCGGCCACCGCGGCATGTGGGGCATCGTCGCGCTCGCGAAGAAGTATCCCGCTTGGCTCGTCGAGCAGGCCTGCGATCACGCCCTGCGTCACCACCTCTATCGATACCGGCAGGTACGTGCCGTCGTCGAGCGGCTGTTCGAGCAAGCCCTTGAGCGTCTCGATCGTGCGCCACAGCTGGCCCTGCCGCTCACACAGGAACACCCCCTGATCCGTCCGGGTGACGAATACGGCGAGTTCTTCAACGTCGGCGCGCAGCACAGCGCCGGCTCTCATCCATCAACAAGTGGAGAAACAGCATGAACACCACGCTACCCGACATCGAGCGGGCGCTCAGGCTGCTGCGCCTGTCAGGCGTACGCGACACACTCGAAACCCGCGTGTTGCAGGCACAGGGCACCCAGCAGCCGTTCCTCGAGACCTTCGCCCTGATCCTGCAGGACGAACTCGACCGGCGTCAGTCGCGGCTCATCGAGCGGCGCTATCAGCAGTCCGGACTCGAGGAGAAGCTCACGCTGGCCGAGTTCGACTGGTCGTTCAATCCGAAAATCCCGCGTCAGGCCTGCTTCCAGCTCAACGCGCTGAAGTTCATCGCCGCCGGCGAGAACGGATTGATCATCGGCAAACCTGGCACCGGGAAGTCGCACGTTGCCAAGGCCGTCGCGTATCAGGCAGTTCTGCAAGGCCACAAGGTACAGTATCTCGAAACCGACGACTTCTTTAACCGCTACGCGCTCAGCGCGGCGGAGCAGCGACAGACGCGACTGCGCGCGATACTCGAGGCTGACCTGCTGGTGCTCGATGATCTGTTCCTGGCCCGCTCGATACCGGACGAGGCCGGCGCGCTATTACAGACACTGGTCCATCAGCGCTACAAATTGCGCCGAAGCATCATCGTCACCTCCAATCGCGTTGTACAGGACTGGGGGGCGTATCTGGGCGATAACACGATGAGCACCACGATCCTCGATCGCCTCATGCATCATTGCCATCAGCTCGAGTTCAACGGCCGGAGCTACCGCCTCAAGGAAGCCGCCGAGGCCCTTGCACAGAAAACGAAAGAGGAATAAAACTCGACCTCGTCCTGCTTCACCCGGTGGGGGAGTTTACGCGACCAAAACTGGGGGAGTTTCAACTGACCGTCCGGGGAGTGCCCTGTATGACGATACGGCGTTCCAGTTGAGCGCCTCCGCCGTTGCACGCCTCCGAGATAACGCGAAGCGGGCCGGCATTCCGGTTCCGCGCTACTTTCGAATCATCGCGAGCCAACTCACGCGGATTGCTAATCCTACGTTTGACGTCTCCGGAGGTGAGCTTAATTGCCGCGTGGACGTTGGATTGCATTACAAGGTCCTCAACGGCCTGCACCAACTTTGCCGAGACTTGGGCGTACCCGAGGCGGTGGCGGGTGAGCTTGTGGCGTGCGCCACGTTTGAGCCGAAGCTATCCTCATGAGCTACCTCCGCGATTGGGGCCTCCAGCGACGCTACCTTAGCAGCCTAGCCAAACAACTAGACCTCCCGCTAACGCGCCACAACGGGAAACGGCGGGTACCGCTCGGCAACGACGAGGTACGCGTAGCGATTCACGATACCTGCCTCGGGCCGAAATGGGGAGACTGCACAGACGGGAAGAACGCCGCGCAGATGGATATGGGCCTTGGCCGAATGGTTGACACCATGCAGATGCGTAACGGATTCAACCTCGCGGCGGCGCAGGCTCTTATCAAGGCCGGGAAGTGGGCCAAGGAGGGCGCATCGGCAGCGCACGCGAACGGCAGACCCCACGCTTATGTCATGTCTCGATTGCAGGCGGCGAGCGAGTATTACGCCCTTGCTCGGGAGTATCAGGCCAAGCACGAGGCCGCCCGAGCAGTCTAGCCTCGCCTACTATGAGGCTTTCTACGGGAGGCACTCATGGCAAGGCGGAGAAACGTACCAACGAGCAGCGCGGAGATAGCCGAGGCGATTGGGCGAAAGCTCAACGCGGCGAGAGACAGAGCAAAGGCCGCCGCCGAGATAGGGCCACCCGCCCCGGGGCGTCAACCAATCCCCGAGGTCCCGCCGCTCGCCAAGCTCGTACCCCGCGCTGCGCTGTCCCGACTCTCCCCGAAACGCATTGAGCGGCTTTTGCAGGCCATGGAAAACGGTCCGACCGAGGCGGAGGTTGAGCTAATAGCTACCAAGGGCGTCTCCCACATGGGCCGATGGGACCTTGCCTTTCCGGAAGCGCGCTCGGCATACGAGCACTATAAGAGCTACTACGCGGAAAGGCGGCCCGGAGAGGACCCCGAGACCCTCCCCGAACTCGTAGGAATGCGTGTGCTTATCAATGCACTACGAAAGCGGGTAAGAGCCGATGGTGCAACTTTAGACCCCGTAATGCAAAGATTTAACGCTGCGTTTGAGGCTCGGGAGGAGCTTGCGGCTATCCAATCCGAATTTAACGAGTTAATAAATGTCTACCAAAAAAGAACACCTTAGCGCCATCCTCGCAATGCGTATGGAATGGACAGCACAGGACAAACTACAAGCCAGTCAACTGGCCGACTTACGCTATAAGCTAGATTTGGAGCGGGCTAAGGCCAGTAAAGCCCCCGCTACTGTCTCTACGGCGGCAGGAGGCCAGAAAGCAAACCCTATCTTCTCCATTATTGACCGCCTAGCGAGACAAGAGGCCCAACTAACCCGCCGTCTGAACCTTGGAGCTAAAAGGACCGCAGGCGGTCAATACAAGGTAAATGATAGCCCGCAAGAGGCTAGAAAACGACTTTGGGAGCGTTGGGCGGATCAATGCAAAGAGAATTTAATCCCCGGCCTGTGGCTATGTATTGTTAAGACCGAGGGCGTAGAGATTGACGAGGACTCTGTAGGTTGGCCGGATAACCCAAAGAGCCTACCTACTCCAGGCCGGATTTTGACAGGCCAAAAATAAGGCCGCATTCAAGAGGGATAAGCGTTTCAGGCCGATTTGTGACTCAAAAAAGAGTTACTTTTGCTTTTGCCGTTATTTCTGTTCTGTCCTGTCGGTGTCACGCCGAAAATAGCCGAAATTTACGAGTACCCCCGGGTATTTAGGCTATGCCTATCGTTAGGATGACTATGCGTTGGTATATCACAACAGGTCATGTAATAAATCTGAAAGACACGCGGGTATGGGGTAGTGCAAAACTTGGCACACTCGGCACCTTTTCGCCCTGAGACCCGCGTAACACCGTTGGCCGATTATGCAGGGGTACCCCTTCAAAAAGTTGGCACATATGGCACCTACCCAATAAGGAGAGTATGACCACATACACAGACACTGTATTAGCCGGTGTTGGCCTGAATATGAGAAATAAGGCCGAGGAGCAAGAGTTAGCCGCAGCACATATAGGCGTGGCTGTTGATATTAAGACCAAGGTACATAAGCAGGACGGTTCTAAGAACTACGCTACTGAATTAGCCAAGGCTCTGTGTGAGACACCCGCGTTAGCTAAGGGGACACGAGAGGACTTGGCTACCCTCATAACCACACGTATGGGCCTAGATAAACCTTTCGGGGCCTACCGACTAAGTAAAGCATTAACATCTACAGCTAAGCGTATGGTCGTCTCAATAATGAACGAGCACGGATATAACACCATTGGCCTCAACTCGGCCCTAGATATTCGCAACATCATACAATCGGGTGAGCGCGCAGACAGCACGGGAGAACACACGATTAATACTCGCTTTGAGGTAGACGGTGTGTGGCTTGGCCGCAAGTGGTACCCGTATGAACGCTTTGTAACTTACGAGACCGACAGTCCTTGGTATTTCCTTGGTATCCGGTTTGCAGGTAACTTAATCCAACTCAAGAACGTATTGGCTATGAGAGACATTGGCATTAACCAATTCATCGGTTTAGACGAGGCAGCACATAAACGGGCCACGGCGGGACAATTGGCGACACGGGCGAAACTGTGTGCGGAGCGCCACTAAGTTGGGCCTGCGATACCTCACTATCTCCAAATTCTCGGCAGAATCGGGATTTTCGGAGAACGCCATACGCACCAAAATCTCAAGGGGCGTTTGGGCAGAGAACGAGGTTTGGCGGTGGGCAGGCGGGCGACAACTAATAGACGTACAGGGGTATGAAGAATGGGTAGAGACGGGCGGGGAGTTAGGAAGGTTTCAGACAGCAGTGTACAAATCTCCTTCACCTACAAGGGCGTAGTCTGCCGGGAGCGGTTGCAGATCAAGCCAACCACGGCGGGCCTCAAGCAGGCCGAGCGCATCCGGGCCGAGATCCTCCTCAACATCGAGCGCGGTATCTTTAACTACGCAAAGGCGTTCCCGGAGTCGTCCCGGGCCGCCCTCTTTGCCGAGTTCAAGGGCGAGATTAAGACCGTGGCGGACTACCTGGAGGCGTGGCTTGAGCGACAAAAGAAGCACCTCAAGTCCAGCACGGTAGACGGGTACCGCAAGATAATCGAGTACCTCCTCGTCCCGCATTTCGGTAAGAGTACGTTGGCGGACCTAACTCGCACAGGGTTCCGGGATTGGCTCGACAAGATGGATTGCACGAACAAACGCCTATCCAACATTCAGAGCGTGGCCCGGAAAGCATTGGACGACGCGGTACAAGACGGCCTTATTGCAACCAATCCGCTCTACGGGTGGACGTACCGCAAGAAGGAACCGCCCAAGGAACAAGACGACATAGACCCGTTTGACGCCAACGAGCAGCGGGCCATTGTTGCCGCCCTTCCCGCTCAGGCCGCGAACATGATCCAGTTTGCGTTTTGGTCGGGCCTGCGCACCTCGGAGCTTGTGGCGTTGGATTGGTCGGACGTTGATTGGACGAAGGGCGTTATCGTAGTGCGGCGCGCTCTCACGCAAACAGCAGACGAGGCCGAGGACACCAAGACCAAAACGAGCCGCCGCGAGGTAAAGCTCTTGCCTCCTGCCCTCGCCGCTCTCCAAACGCAGAAAGCGCACACGTTCCTAGCGAATGCCGAGGTGTTCCAAGACCCTCGCAACCACGCGCGATGGACAGGCGATTCTCCGATACGGATAGTGTGGACGAGAGGGTTACGCAAGGCTCAGGTACGCTACCGAAAGCCCTATCAAACGCGGCACACATACGCGTCTATGATGCTCTCGGCGGGTGAGCACCCTATGTGGGTAGCAAGGCAAATGGGCCACGCAAACCAGAATACTACGGTGCGTATTTACGCTCGTTGGATGCCGAGCGCGGACCCTAATGCAGGTGGTAAAGCGGTGGAGAAATTCGCGGCGGAGGTGCTGCGATTAGCGTGCGATTCAGAGACGAAAATAGCCAAAAATAGCTAA